CAAGAACACACGCTGCTCTAAAAGAGAATTCAGTAAAGTGAAATACACCATCATCATCCTCGTAACCATCAATAGACTTTTCGTATAACTCCATTGATTGTGATTTAACTAAATCTCGATGAAAAATTTCAGCACCATCTTCTAAAACATTCCATATGATACCTTCTGTAACCAAGAAAGTTCTTGTTTCACCATCTTCGCACAATCGTTCCTCATAATGCGCATTATTGTCATTTGATGATTTGATAACTCCATATGGAGTTCCCATATACTTTCTTCTTATACCTTTTTCATCTTTTGTAATAATATATCTATGGTCTGAAAAATCCTTTTCATTGTCATCATTCAACTCTATAAAACCCATTATAGGTATATATTGAAGAGTTGGTATTGCTTTATCAACAACGGATTTTTCAAATGCACTATTATTTAAATTCTTACCCAAATGCATTAACCATACTTTTACCTTTGTAAATCTATCATCTGCCGTCTCAAAATCTTTTACCTTTTCAAATGTAACAGGGAAGGATAGGGCAGATTTTTTAATTTTTGATTCTGACATAATATCCCTCCTTATCTATCAATGTTCGAATCTAAATCTTCGGTTTTTTCGCCAGCTTCATCTAATGTTTCGCCCTTGCTTTTATTAGATGGACGACCAGTTTCATTATTGTCTACAGACGAATTATAAGATGTCTGCAACGGGATAAAGTTTTCATTAAACTTAAATATATCATGATGTGTCACAAAGCTTCCCAATGTACGAGATGGTGTTAAGTCAAGCGTCGCCAAATAACGGTCTATGCAAGTCACACCAAGAGACACGGCTTCTCGATATCTCTTAGATACATTATCTCTATTAAAAATAGTAATATCTAAAAGATAGAAAAAGAATTTAAACGCAGGTTTATTATACTTTCTAATCTTTATAAATCTATTCATCCAGCGCTCAAACTGTCTATATAATCCGTAAATAAAACCTGAATCATTCTCAATAGAAAATGTAACAGCAGTACCAGATGACGAGCCATTAAATAGCTCTTTGGTTGTACCAGAAGAATTGTACAATTCATCAATAGCATCACTGACATTATTTCTTGTGTTACTACTATCCTTAAAACTAATAGGCGTAGCACCAGAACCAAGAGTATGCAACAATCCAATATCATCCGTCATACTTTCACGATTTATCTCAGCAAAAATACCAAGCGTCTCAGGAGTAAGCAACGGCTTATCAACTGTATTCTCATCAATAGGAACTTCGACAGCAATTGCTTTATAATTATCCGTTCTTGCCGATTGCAGCTTCAATTTCTTATAAACTTCTAAGTCCAAAATGTCCTTAATCAAAGAAATTAAAATAGGATAGGGGAATGTCCATTGGCTATTCATCTTCAAACAAATCTGTTTGTCAGCAGGTGGAATATACCATTGACCTCTTACATTAACGTTTGCTTTGCCATCTCTTAAATCAAGATATGCTTGCTGTACATAGTCTGGATAAGCCGTTAAATTCTGTGCTTTTATTCCTGTTAAATCTATTCTAAAATTATATAAGCCATCTTGAATTTGATATAATTCGCAAATATTATAATCAATCTGTTGAAAAAAGAAATCGGACTGATTTTCAAATACCAATCCGCAATAAATGTCTTGGTGCGGTATGACTTCCATAATTTTAGAGAATTCATGTTTTAAGTTCATTCCCTCTAACTTGGCAGCAATAGCAGAATAGCTCTTTTTCACAACTTCGACTTTTGCTGTATCTTTAACATCATACAAGTCAATCCACCAACAGAAACAAGGCATATTAGAATATAGCTTATTCATCCTATAATAATGAGGCGAGACTCGCATTAGTTGCTCGGAAATCCGAAGTAATATTTTCCATCCTTGTTTCGGATATTTTAATGCTAATTCCACATCTTTTAGACTTATATCTCCAATACAACCGTTGTCAATAACGTTAGTACGAGTGCACAAGTCATATGTCATAAGACGAGAAAAGTTTTGCCAATCAACTTTTCCAGTTTCCATAGACTTTTCAAATCTATCATGGTCTTTTTTATAATCTTCATCTGTATAAAATACAGTTCTCGATTTACCTTTTTTATTACCCAACGGATATCTCACCTCCTTTAGAATTTAATTTATAATCTATCTATCCTTAATACATAGTAGGCTTATGATTTAATCTTCTTAATTTTGAAGCATATTCAGAAGCATTAAATCCAGATTTTTGTTTGTTTAAAAACTCTCGCTCTAACTGACATTGAACCCAATAATTATAGGCAAGAGATGAGTAGCGGTCTTTTCTCATACCACTTTTTTCAATAATTTTAATATTCGTGCCCTTTATTTCATATTGCAAATTAATTAATTCATATACCAAAAATGTGGTTTGAAGATAAGGCGCAGTATATTGTATTTTTTCACCAGCAGACAATTTAGAATAATTTTTAACCTTATCTTCTAATACACTGTCTACTTCATCATCGTCAATAAGCAAATTAATCTTTGCTTGCTTAAATCCGCTTCTTAATAAAGTGCATATTTCACTATTAAAAGATGCACTCGCTTTAATAGACCAAATTACTTTTGGTGCATTATCAATTTTACATCTTTCTGCCATAGCTTTATCATTGCAACAAGAAAGAGCAGGATAAACCATTCCTGTTTCTGGGTCAAATATATCTTTAATTAATGCATCAAACAAACCGATGCCGCTACCATTGGTATCAACTACCAAATCAGTACATTTATAATAATGATATAATCGTCTAACAATTAAAGCCAATTCATCAGTTGTTAAACCCTCATGGTTTTCTAAATAAACAATATTTGATATATAACTATTGTTATTTGTTGGAATAGCGCTATTAATAATAATAGAGCTTGCATCATTGTTTTGCTTCTTAGAAGCCATAAGAGCTACGTCTACAGATAATATTCTACGTTCATTCATTGCCAAATCTGGCACTTTATCATTCTTGCTATTAGAATTAAAATTTGGATATATAGCCGTTTGAAGTTTTCTTCTTTTCGAAATATCATCATAAGTAAAAAAAGAGCCATCTGTATCGCCAAACCAAATTCCACAGTATTCCATTTGGAATTTAACTTCATCAAATGTTGCTTCCATCATATCACTTTTGACCTTACTTCTTTTCAACAAGCCCTCTCTAATAGGTAACTGATACGGTAGGTCACATACAAAATATTTCATAGTTTCATCAAACATATTTGCAAAAAATGTTTGAAACTGTTTAAAACTCCAATGACTTTGATAAAACGCCGAACTCATATAAAGTTCTTTATTGTCTTCTAATAAATGAGCATATTTTGGATTATTTAAATACTCAGGCTGTCTTGGTGCCGTCAAAAACGGCTTTAATACATCTGTAATTACAACGGGGTCAACTTTCACAAACTCATCTATTACTAATATATTTGCACGATATGAACGAGCTGTATCAGCAGCAGTAACAACTTGAATTAAAGAGCCATTCTTAAATTCAATAACAGCCTTATTTGTACCGATATTTGGTTTGCCCAAAATCTCTCTATTTAAATTATCTGAACCCCAGCCATGCATCTTACAGAAGTCATTCGCAATTTTAAGCAAAACATTGTTCGCCTGTGGGCGAGTTGCACTAGCTACGCATATTTGGGTCTTTGGATATAAGATACACATGACAACGCAGAAGAGAGCGGTTATGTAAGTTTTGCCTTGTCCACGGCTGGCGATATACATCGTTTTATCGCTATGTATCATTTGATATATCAATATCTTTTGAAACCATTTCAAATTAATGTTTAAATATTCTTTAACAAAACGCTGTGGGTTTTCACGATAAAATCCACACCACGCAGCAATTCCATTCATTATTCGTTCTGATTTTTCAGCGGCTAATTCAGTATCAGACTTCTTATTTATTCTAAATCTCTGGTTCATCTATATTTTTCTTTCCAAAAATTTTATCAAACAAAACCTCATTATCTGATTCGCCGCTATCAATATGTTTTTCAACTGTATATTTTTTAATAAATTTATCATATAAATTAGAAAGTGATGAACCCAAATTCAACACCTTCGCCATATGCCCCGTAAAGAACACATGAATTAAAAGTCCAATCTTATCAACATCTTTCAATTCTTCTTCAACTTCTGGAATGGGGCGAGTATTTTCCCACTTATCAATTAAAGTACCAAATGTCTGTGCATCAGACATTGTATCACCACTATTTTGTTTTGGCTGCAACTTTGCAGTATCAAGCAACTTCTGGAATGTATCGTCAAGATTCTTCGTGTCTTCGCCTCTACGAGTTGCCTTTAAAATTTCTAATTGCTTAAAACAAATTCTCTTAAACACTTCTTCTTGAGCTTTTGTTTGGCACTCATGCCTAGTAACCCAATCGTCATATTGTTCTTGTAAAAACTCATAATCTTCATCACTAAAACCAGCACCAAAAAACTTCATCGTAGCTTCATCAACATCTCTACTATTTGAAACACCAGTTAGTACATTTGCAATGAAATTTTCCTTTTCCTCATCAGATACTGTATTGTCATACGACTTTCCTTTATACTGAGAGAGTTGTATCATCTTCATATAAGCACCCATAGGGGATATATTCATTTCTCGTTTCTTTGCGCTGTCAATGGCGGAGTTGTAAGCATCTTCTTTATAATAAATATCAAAAGCTGCACACAATCTTTTTACGGCATTTTTCTCTGGTGTTAAACAACCTTCATTTGTATACTTTTCATAATAATGTTGATAAAACTTTTCTATACATTGTTTACAATATGGAACCTTGCCTATATTGCTATAAAAAATGCTGCTAGATTTATAATAATTTGTATCAACATATTCTCTGCCACAATAAAAACAAGAGCATTTATTTTTAGTTGTTTTAGCCAAATATATCACCTCCACAATATTTCCACATTATATATTTTACTGATTGGAGATGATTTGTTTATTCGTACTCCATTCATTTAATAATTTATCTAATTTTTCGTCTTTTACATAAACCCAAAACAAACTTTTGCTATTGGGATTCAATGCTGCTAATTTGTATCGCAGACCATTTTTATATAGAAACTCTCGCAAATTGAGAGAGTAGCAGCAGTATAATTCTACATTCATTATAATTTTACCTCTTTAATTCAACTTAAGTGTATATTCACAAATTTTTCCTTTTTCTTGCTCAAACACCAACATCTTAGCAGAAGCATTTGATGTCTTTCTTAAGGTTAACGAATAATCATCTATGCCTATAATAGAACCAATATTAATAACCTCTTGATTTACACCAACTTCTTCAGCTTTATTATGATGCAAATGACCAGCTAACAAATATTGAATACGAATACGATAAATAGAAGACAATTCTTTAATTGCGTTTCCCATATTCTTTACTTCGCCGTGTATTCCTAAAACTGGGCAATCTGCCAATTCCTCATAAATATAGCCAGTGGGGTTTTCAATGTATGTAAAGTTAGGATTGTCTTTTAATCTCACCTTGATAAATTCAGAAACAACCTTACCCATATTATCTTCTGTAAAAGTTCCCTTTGGCTGTCCAAGCATTCTGAGTTCAGTATGATTACCATTAGTAGACTGATATTTAACTCTCACATATTTTGTCAACTCGTTAAGCCAGTTGCTAATAAAATCGGCATATTTAATTGTTCCATCAACAACTCCATATCTTAATTTCATCAACTGCGAAGTTCTTAAAATTCCATCACTAAAATCTCCCATAGAGAAAACATTTAAAGTATCAATATTTTCTTTCTGAATAATTTCCACAGTTTGATTAAATAAATCCCACATTCTATTTTCGAATATTTCAGGGCTATAAGCATTAAGAATTTCTCCGAATAATCCTTTTAATTCGAATTCTACACCATAATGTTCATCGCCAAAAGCCAATACATAGGAACGAGGATTATGAATAGGATGAATATATTGCGGAATATCAAGAGGTGTGAGAGAGAGTATGGCATCACAAATCTTCTCTGTAATTAATTCGTCTCTTGCTTCTTCTCTAAGCCAACGAGAATACTCTAATTTCTCAGTTTGTACCTGAGCCTTTACCTTTTGTATTTCCCGTTTTTCATTCTGTAACTTCTTATAATATTCGTCTTCGCCAACACCAAATACACCAGCTTCATAGAAGTCTCGTGCATACTTAACAGCTTTACGGTAAGCAGACTCATCTCTATATTGAGATTCGTCTTCTCCAAATAACTCCATATTAACAAATGACGTTATTTCTTTCCAATTCTTATATTTGCCAGACTGAACTAATTCGTCCATTCTCCAAATATATTGATGAAAGTTTTCATTCTCTAATTTCTTAAACTCATTCATATTTTCTACCTTCACACCTTTACATAAAATAAAAAAGACAAGGGATTTATTTATCCCTTGTCAGGTCAAACTCCACGCAGGTATTTTCGACACAATCTGGAGCTTGTGACAGGAATCGAACCTGCAACATCTTGATTACAAATCAAGCCCTCTGCCAGTTGAGATACACAAGCATATTGATGGCGGCTGCTGCACCTTGTACTTCGGCATCGTCACCGCTAATTGAGATTTGTACAGGTACGAATCTCTATAAGGCTAATCCTTTAACGCAACATTTAAAAGGCTATATGGATAATAAAATATTATTATCGCTCAGCGACTCACTTACTTGGCGACTCTGACCCGACTTGAACGGGCGACCTCCAGCGTGACAGACTGGCGTTCTGACCAACTGAACTACAAAGCCATATGGCTCCCCCTGTTGGGCTTGAACCAACGACCTGCGGATTAACAGTCCGTCGCTCTACCGACTGAGCTAAGGGGGAATGTAATGGTGGAACTGAGGGGAGTCGAACCCCTGACCCCAAGCTTGCAAGGCTAGTGCTCTCCCAACTGAGCTACAATCCCATAATATTCTTTTCATGCATAATATATATTAAATCAGCCGCCTATCCTTATGGATAGGCGACCATTTTAAGAAAGGTAAAAAATGAATGAAAAGAAGTGCCACCGCCATCTTTATTAAAACAGCGGTGGGCTTTATATATAAACAGTGTTTCCACTGAATATATCAAATTATTTTATTATTCATTATTCAACTTCTCACAATAAGAACGTGTAATATTAAATTTTGGTTTAATTTTACTTTCTACAAACCCAACTTCCCCTGTTAAGTTATTTTTCTTTGTCTTTTCAGAAACATACTTTCCGTCCAAAGAAATTCCCTCAAATAATCTAATGCACACATCTTGCCTTTTATTAACAGAAGAAAGAGAGTCAAAAATAACGTTTTCTAAAGTATTATAAATATCTTTTATTACAAACTTTGTGTGAGAACTTTTAATAGATTTAATTAATTTCTTTTTAAGTATAAATCCATTTTCATCAGTCGCCTTATCAATCAACTTAATCAGGTCTTCAGTAGAAATAAAATCATCTTTACACTTATCTAAAATAATATTAATTAAATTTTCTTTTGTTATAACGGATTTATTTTTATTGTCCAATATTTACACCTCCATATGTCACATCTTAAACCAACTACTAAAAATAAGGAGAGAATTAAACAAACATCTTAAAGGTTAGCTGTAGTTTCTAATTAGTACTTTCTGCCAGTAACCTTTAAGAGTAGTTGCTTTAAAGAGGTGTTTCCCCCTTTGCTGCTATTTTGCACTCCTTATTTTTAGGGCTTTTATAAAATTTAATTTTTTATATAACCTTAATTATTGGTAATGTAAAAAATATTTTAATCGCATTACATACTAATTTATATTTTTATTTCTGTATTTGTTTACTCTATTTCTATTTAACATATTTTTGTATTCAATATCACAAGTGTCGCATCTACATGTTTTTAAATGCTTCTTATCGTTTAAAACTTCAAACCATTCTCCACAGTCAACACATTGAATTATTTTAGTAGCTGGTTTTAAATGCTTCTTTAAGTTTTCTACTATGTATTTTCCATAGCAAAACCAAAGGACGCTTTTATGACTGCTTGGCTTTGTGTGGTATAGCAACTTTACTAAAATATCTGATATCTCAGAATCTGTTCGCCCGAACTTAGAAAGCTCATCTCTGATTTCAAACGCTATTCTCTTAAAGAACAAATCTTGTTTTAACTGCGTATTATTTAACAGTTCACCCCTTAATACATCTGCGCATTCCATATTAACCTTGAAATGGTATTTGTTGTTTAATTCAAAATATTTGACAATTAATGGGTCGCTTAGCTCTTCGTTAATTTTTCCATATTTATTAAAAACCGCACGACATTCAATATTCGGATTGCTTACCATTTTTTTGTAATCAATAGATTTTAAGCCAATACTTCTTGAATTAATTCTTGGGTTTACAATTTTATAATCCAATTTATTTACGAAACTTTCATTTACCTTTTCAACCTGAGAATCTAACTTATCTTTTGCATAAACAAAGAAGTGGGGGACATTTCCTTTTGTGAATGCAGTAATTTTTTCATGAATATGCTTTGGTCTTTCAGGCTTATAAAGAGTCTTAGCGTAATCGATAACAAAGTTGTTTTCCATGCAAAGCAGTTTAATCAAATCAATTGCCTCTTGTTTTTCTTCTTCTGTGCCACTTATAAAAACTTCACTGTTCCAAATCTTAGAAATATTGTTGCTATAAATTCCAATGTTGCCACCAACAAAAGCCGCATTTAATCCATCATAAATAGTCTGGTTGTTTAATTGCACTGGGGAAGCTTTCTTCATGTTGTAATAAAGCGGCACAATACCTTTCATGTTTCTTTCAGCAATTGGAACTATGGTTTCATCTGCGACTACCAAACTCTTATCCCCATCAACATCAAACTGAAGAATCTTGCTAATTAAATCGTGACAACTTGTATAAATCGCATCTGTGTTAAACCATTTACGAATTGCTTCTTGACGTTCTTTATTTTTGTTGCAAGCGGTATTAATTCTAACAGCATGTTCTCTGTATAAATGGGGACTTCTTAGGCAATCAAGTTTGTCATTCTTTCTGAACAACCAACAAAATACCTCGCCATCATCCAACAATCCTTTAGGATTTTTAATACCCATAAACCAATATTCGCAAGCTGCATATAAATCTGGGAGGATAAAAGTATACTTTCCACTGACAGACAGACTTCCAGACTTAAACCTTTTAACCATACTGTTCTTAATTTCTCTTAAAGTAACTTTTATGTATTCATCGTTCATCAAATCTGGATATAGATTTATAGCTTGTTGCAGATAAGTCATATTATCATTATATGGGTTAATGCCAAAAGCGCTTTTCATAGATGAAATAGAAGAGCACAGATTGTTTAATTTGAAATTCGATTTTTCTATGATTGTATTTATTTCATCGTCAGTAATGTCTGTTAATGTTTGCAGCATTTGATAGTTTATTGTAGCATCTTTTATCTTGTCTTCTTCTATATTGGTGTATCCAGCAGAACAATTATAATGCTTATAATATTCCTTATACTGCTCCCAAGAGTCATAGTATTTCCACATCTTAAACTGTGATTTTGTAAAAATAATTTGAATATTTTCATCGATAACATTATGTTCCTTGCCATAAATATCTTTAATAATAGGAGAACAATTGTTTTCTTCAATAAATTTTACATAATCAAAAGAACCAAGCAATCCTTTTACCCAAGGCAGACGAACCATGCGGTTTTTGCCCATGCAAGGTAACATCATACCAGCTCCGTCAGTGTGAGGGACAGGAACATAATCAGATATGCGCTTTACAGAATAATCAACATCATCAACCAAATCATATGTACCAAATACATCTGTCTCAAAATCATCGACTACAATTGTCTTATCAATATCAAATTCATTCCATACATCTGTAGCAGAATTAGTTAGAGCCATATAAGCCAAATGTTTATTAGGGTTGTTACCACCTTTTTTGTTAATAGAATCGATTGTAAGACCGCACATAATTGTTTTTTCATACTGCTTCCAAACAGACTCTTTTATAAACACGGTTTTCTTTGTTCTAATCTGACCAGCAGAAGAAGTGAAGTAAATATACTTTTCGCCTTTATATGTAAAACCGTAGTAAATCAAATCCTTTATAACATCAAAATAATAAACCTGAACAACCATAAAGTCTTCACATAATTCATCCTGTTTTGCTCCAATCATTCTAGTAAAAGAAGAGTCAAACACAGAAATGACATTTTTCTCTGAAACTTGATTTTCTCGCAATGCTCTAATATGATGGCTACCATAGGATTCGATGTTTGCATTAATTTTATTTTCCAGCAATTTCAATAAATCATCTTTGGTCTTTTTAATAGACTTATTCTTTATTGAAATTAAATGCTTTGTAAATTTGTAAACATCATATAATTTAAATAGCTCTTCTTGGTTTTCTCCGAACTTTGTAAAACCAAGTCCATCTTCGGCTTTTGCAGCTTCTTCCAGTTTTGAAACAGTAACGCCATATTTAGCTATTTTAGATTCGATTTCTTTTAGTCCAACGATAGTCCGCTTTGTTTTGCCATTGGCACTAATAATAGTGCCGCCATTAACAAGCCGATTTCTCTCAGCTCTTAATTTATGATTTGCCCAATGCAGACGAGCTTCTTTATTGCTGTAGAAATTACCTGTGTCTACAGAATAAATATTAATTTGCTTATCAAGCATTTAGACACCTTCTTTCATTCATTCTTTCTTTCATTCATTTTCATTTTTTGTATGTTATACATATAACCTTAATAGTTATAAATAAAATTATTCATAATAATCTTCTTCTTCAAGTAGCTCAAAAATATATTCACAATAGTCGGCAAAATTATCGCCACCATCTATATCTTCGATATACGATTTCAAAACTCTATTGTCAGAGGGGGGATAGAAATCTTCTTCTGTTAAATAATCACGAGGCTCCTCATTTAATAGGTCATCAAAATTATACTTATCTTTCTTCATAGTTGTCATCTCCTTCCTTTTTGCTCTTTCTCTTTTTCTTATCAATCTTGTATCCCTGATAATGTTGCTTCATGTTTTCAGCTTTTACTTCAATCTCTGTTCTGGCGTAGTCATCTCCAGTATTCAGCAAATATTTATCTTCACGTTTATAAACATTTGCAAAGATAGTAGGTAGAGTTCTAAATTCATCATCTTTATTCTTTACTCTGTAAGCTCTATCAGTCACAATCAATTCTAATTCTTGTTCTAGGATGTCAATTATTTTTGATAGAGTTTTAGAAGAGATTCCTAATTCATTGGCAATATCAACAATATTACTTCCATAAGCATCTGGTAATCTTTCTTTTCTTTTCTTGATACCCTCAGAACTTCTTTCTTCTGGCTTTAACTCATTTGGTCTACGTCGTATCTTATTTCTAAGATAGGCAAACACAAGAAGTATGGTTGCGCTATTAAGAGTATTGTCTTTTAAGTTCTCTCTCTTATAGTCCATTATTTTTTCTAATTCATCTAAGTATATAGCAGCATACCCATTTGAACAGTCTTCGTAATAATGTTCCATATCAAATTTGCACTTCATATAAGAGCTTCTACTCTTTTCTGTAAGATATGTTAAATAGCCCCTGTCCTTTAATGTATCTATTGTAGATAAAACTTTGTCATTAGAACCATTTGTTCTTCTGTCTGGCTTTCCTCCGCACCATTCAACTACATCTGGAACAGTAAAGCCAATCATATTATTTAATCCACAATGAATTCTTAAGTACGAAAATACACAAACTCTCCTTACATCGAGTTCAGTGTCTGCAATAACAGACAGAGGAACATATATGTATTTTGACTGTGATTCATCTAGCAGAATTCTACTATACTCATACTTGCCATCGACAAGTTCATATCTGTTATTTACATCAATTTTAACCACCTCCAAACTTCAGTTTTGTTATGACCACCGTACATTTTGTACGGTGCTAATTTGATTTTTGGCTTTGACCACCGTACATTTTGTACGGTATTTTTCCGTTCTATACAATAAGTATATTAGATATATAAGAATACTAGTGCTACCGCACAGGAGATGAACTTCGTTCAGGACAGTGAACTGTGTTCACTTACTAAGCTATCGCTTAGCCAGTGAGCTATGTTCTATGTGGGAGTTATATAGCCTGAAGTATTCTTTGAAATAATAGTTTATGTATATATCGGGCTGTCAATCCATATGTTATAATCTATAACATTATTAGTTTAATATTTAATGACATCTTTTACAAGGGTATTATACTACATCCTTTTAAAAAAATCAAGTATTATTTTTAGAAAATTTTAATTTATTTTTTATGATGAGATACGATGTATTAATTGTTTTACGAGAGGGATGCTTTAGTTTGTATTTATATAACCATAAAATAAGGTTTTATTTTGAGATGATTCTTTAATTACGATTTATTTTTTACGGTAGGATATGCTAAAAATTTTTGATTTTTAAAAATAATATAACATTGTTTTATAGTATTTTGTAAGAAAAAATGATTAGGATTTTTAATGAATTTTTTATTGAGTTTTTGGTCTGGTAAGATTTTGGTTTGTTTTGAATGGTGTCTTTCCTGAGTATTCTGGTGGGTCTTGATAGCTTTATTTTGGGGTTGTTTGGTTGTTGATGTAACGATGCTTTTATTGCTGCTGTCCGTGAAAATACCGTAAAATTTTGAGTGTTTTAGATAGGCTAGTAGGGGTTATTTTGTTGGCTGCTGGAGAGTGTGAAATAGGGGTGGGGGGATGATGAGAGAGGGAGGAGCGGAGAGAATGGAGAGGTATGGAGAGATGGGTTATGGAGTTGATATTGGTTTTTTATTTGTTATTTCTGGGTGTGTGTTTGGGTGTTGCTTTGAGCGTTATTTGATTTTGTTTATTTTGTTTTGAGTGTTTTATAGATATTTTATAAATGTTTTTAATGTATTTTTAATATATTTTTAATGTATTTCTGAGTCATTTTTAGTAGAATAAAATGCTTTATATTTGGGTTGTTTGGGAGCGTTCAGGAGTGTGCTGGGATGTGGTGAGATGTTTGACGAGTGGTGATTTGGGTGTTGAGGAATAGATGTACCACATCCCCGAACATTTGTTCGGATAAAACGATTTTATTATGTAAACTAGCCCCTATATTTAATCAATGGGAATATACATAAAAACTTCCCATTCATTTATCGATAAATTTTTATCTATTACTGTCAAGGTATTTTACTTGACAGTTATTTTGCTGTAAAGGTTTTTTACTTGACAGGGGTGTCAAGGTTTTTACCTTGACAGCTATTTTTTATTTCCGTTTCGATTAAAATAAAATCGAACAAATGTTTAACGTGAAACATTATAAAATACTTTCGTCAAAATGCACAAAAAACACCATTAAAATTTGTATAAAATAACTACTTGACATCTTTCCTTTTTCATGCTATTCTATAACCGTAAAGTAAATCACTACTTTACAACTTGAAAATATCATATAAAACACTTGTCAAATTGCACAAAAACAGACTTGAAAATTTGTTAAATTTGCTACTTGACAAGTATAAAAAGATATGATATACTAAAGTCGTAAAGTAAAGAAACACTTTATACCACACCTTGAAAATATCATACTTGCATAGCTAGTCAATAGCAAAATGCACAAAAAGCAATTCTAAAATTTGTGCAAATTAACTGTTTGACATACATTGTAAGCTATGATATACTAAAGGCACAAAAGGTGAATAGCTAAACACCTAAAGTTATACTATCATATATAGTTATAACTTAAAAAAACTATATCGCCTATTTGCGATATCGCACCTTGAAAACTGAATAAAAGGCAAAAACGTATACAAGTAAAGTTATAAAAGTTACGCATTTAGCGAACACTTGAAAACTATACGAAACGCCGAAAGTCTTTCCTTTTCCTTTATCTTTTTATCTAACTAATAAAGGTATAGGGGATAGAAATATCCCCTTGACTTTATTGGGCGCTGTAAAGGGTAAAATCTTTACAGTGATTTGAGCTTGTAAACATACCTTGCAAGTTGAAATCACTGTAAAGTGAAAACGATAAAAAGAAAAGGGGTATATATTATGTATACTAAAAAGGTAAACGACGGTTATTTCACTAAGACGGTGCATTATGATAAAAACCTTGCATATTGTCCGTATGGTAGCGCTGGCGTAGTATTCAATAATAATGGTACACATCTTATTAGTTATACTACCCTAGTTTGTAGCATTGACAATAACGGTTTTCTTTCCTGTACTGGTACTTATT